CCTTGGGGGTGTCTAGAGTGTCAGCGATGACATTCTCCAACTATACGTTTTACGTATAAAAGGCTAAGACCTGATAGATATCGGTTGGGATCTTTCATAATATTCCAATCGTAAGAAAGGAAGATGTATGACTTTTCGTCAACAGATAGCGAGATGGTTTTCAATCGGGCTCACCCTTTTTGGGTGCTAACGAGAGAAGTCCATTGCTTCTTTGGGATATGGTTTAGGGCGTCAGAAATGACGCCTTAGATCATCCTTCTGGAGCACGTATAAAAACTACGCTTGCGTTTCAGGTGATAACCTATTAAGGTTTAACGTTAACAGAGAGCAGTGCAAATATGTGTTTTACTTACACATACTCTGTTATCCATATGGAGGTTTACACGATGCCCGGTACAGATCGCATTAGACGAAGATTTGAACGGACTCCAGGTATTGATTTGCCTGGAGATAATCCGAACATGCCTATAGGTAAATTTTACCTACAGGTTCAGCCAGACGTACGTGCCCTTTTTGGGACTGCGTATGCGCAACTGAAAAACCCACTTTTAAAAGGTGAGATTACTTATGACGAAATTCATAAGGGTCCGCCTTGGACTAGTGGGGGTGACTTCATCAATGTTAAAGTCGATCTGCCCTCTAAACAGGTAATGGGTGTAGGTACTTATCACGGCATAGTTGACGTTTCCTATTACGGAATCGGCACTGGCCCTGTGATATACGAGGGAGGTTTCTCCCCTGTTGGTGTTTACGATGGTTGGAATATTCCTTCCATGGTGAACGGTCCAAACTACATTCCATCAACTGCGGCATGGGAACTTGCGGCTTATAAACAAACTAAGCCGAAGATTCAAAAAGCCGACGCGTTCATATTCGGCGCAGAAGCCAGGGATATTCCCCGGATGCTGCGTAGTACCTCTCAGACTCTCCACACATCGTGGTTGAATCTAGGAGGACGCGAGATGACACGTCTTATGCAACCTAAAAAAGTTGCTGACAACTTCTTGAACCACCAATTTGGGTGGGTTCCGTTTCTTTCTGATATCCGGAAGTTATACCGGACACATCAGAATTCAGTGGCTATTAAGCGCCAATTAACGCGCAACAATGACCGCTGGGTGACTCGGAAGAAAGTTCTCTCAAACGAGACCGATCAAAACATTTGGTCCAAAGGTAATGGCATGTCGGTTGAACCGGCAGGTTATTACATTGGAACTTTGTTTGATGCTGGTACAAGTCCGACATACGAGCTGAAAGAAGAAATTCGATCAGAAATCTCGGCTGTTGGTTCGTACAAGTATTATCGGCCAGAATTTGACCCTGATATGCCCGATTACAATTCGGCATGGAGCAACCTGAATCGCGATTTAGCGATTTATGGAGCTCGCATATCCCCGTCAAACGTTTACCGTGCAACACCTTGGACGTGGCTCGTGGACTGGTTTACAGACTTTGGTGGCAACATTGACACCATCACTGACTGGGCCCAGGACTCGATCGTCGCCCGATACTTGTTTGTCATGAGGCATGATACACGGGAACAGGTGTTTACTCAAACACTACCGTTCTCCGGTAATCATCTCTCCCTACAATGGTCCGCCAAAATGGAGGGCAAAATTAGGAAACAAGCAAGTACACCATATGGTTTTGGCCTGGAGTGGAAGTTTTTAAGTCCACGCCAGCTTGCGATACTCGCAGCACTCAAGTTAACTCGTCCGTAAGGGCGGGTCCTTCGGTCTGCGTGTATCTATCTACCTGTCTAAGTCGACGGGCGGATTCCTTGGATAAGAATCCTACCTATAGCAGGTCAACCATCCAAAATAACAATGGAGGTCAACTACTATGTTCACCGACCCACAAGTGGTCACCGTTAATGCTGTCGCTAAGTCGATGCCGCGTATCTCGAGTGAGGGCACAAAAGCCCTCTATCAGACTGCGGACGAGTTGTTCAAAATGACAATCTCGCACACGAAATCCGGAGATCGAATACGATCTATGGTTCGTGTCGACCAGCGCGCTGTGGTTGCGGACCCGTTGACGTCTGTCAACGACTACGAAAACCTCAGTTTCTACTGTGTACTGGATAGACCCATTTATGGGTTTACCGTCGCACAAGTCGAACAGCTTATAGCCGGTTTTAAAACCTGGCTAGATAACACGGCCATAGACAAACTCGTCGGTTCGGAGTCTTGAATTCCGTTTTCCGTCGATTTGTTTTCGCTAAAGAAGCGAAAGCTTCTTTATCGTATGGCTATTTCGTGTTGGTGCCACTTCGCTGGTGCCAATACTGGCATCAGCACAGGTGATCGTACGTAGCTCGATGGCTTCCTCCAGTTATGGGGGTACCATGAAAAGCGACGTAAGTGACTATCTGGAGTTAGTGCAATGCATCTATATAGATGCGTGCACAAAATGTATCGCTGATGTCTCTGATTTACGTGATATGGCAACTGTCATATCACGGGTCAAAGATGAAGGGATATCGTTTTTAACGATTACCCTCCCCCAATTTGCTAGCGACTTCGAAAGAGCGTTAGCAAATGGGATTATTGACTCTAAGCTCTTCCTGAATTTCAGGAAGAACCGAGCAATCCCTGCTTTTTTGCAAGGTATGCTCAGTCAAATCTTTGACTGTGAGACTGGAAGGATTTACGATGAGAACTCGCAAAATTGGTCGAGGGACCAATCGACTATCGTCGAAGGAGTTAGACAAATCTGTCTTTCCTTCAAGAAGCTCGAGATTGCTTGCTCCCCTAAAAGGGAACAAGCGGCCCTCGACGAGTTCATCGCCAATGAACGATCTTTTGATCTGTTTTCGTTGTCGGCAGAAGAGCAAGCTAGGTTTTCTAGCGTATCTTCTATGCTATGGGATAACTTGGTTAGTACAATTGTACTCTCCGAGTGTACTCCGTCGCATGGTCCCGGCGTTACGGCTGAAGGACTTTCTGGAAACAGAAAGTTCAACTGGCGTAGCTGGCACGATAGGCTTGAGCCTTATTTCCCTCTTATCGATTGTGGGTACCCTTTGGGTACTACTCTGGATAGCGAGGAGCTCAAAATGGTATCTATCGTACCGGAGGATCAAGAACAACCCGTTAGGGTAGTTCTCGTTCCTAAAACACTCAAAAGACCCCGGGTAATAGCTATCGAGCCATGTTGTGTTCAATATGCACAACAAGGGATTCGAACTGTTCTTTATGACAGGATCGAATCTTACTGGTTGACGAGAGGTCACGTAAATTTTCGTGATCAATCGGTAAATCAGCAACTTGCTATTACTGCGTCGACTACAGGTTTATTAGCAACGATAGACCTTTCTGATGCAAGTGATCGGGTTCCCCATGATCTTGCTATGGAGATGTTCCGGTCAAATCCTGATCTTCAGGGTGCGATCGAAGCATGTAGATCGACTAGTGCAAAACTCCCGAATGGTACTGTGATAGCACCACTAAGGAAATTTGCATCGATGGGTAGCGCTCTCTGTTTCCCCGTTGAGGCTATGTATTTCTACACAGTATGTGTAGTAGCCTTACTCGAGGCACAGAACCTTCCGGTGACCCAGAGAAACATTTTTAAGGTTTCTCGAGGGGTCCATGTCTATGGTGACGATATTATCGTCCCTTCGACATATGCGATTACTGTTCTCGCTTACCTGCAAAAATACAATTGCAAGGTAAACACCAATAAGACTTTCGTTAGCGGTTGCTTTCGAGAGTCATGTGGTGAAGACGCCTACGCAGGTGAATCGGTTAAACCGGTTTACGTGCGCAAGATCGTCCCTAAGAACAGGCACCAAGCCGATTGTTTGGTTTCATGGGTATCGACTGCCAACCTCTTCTACTTGAAGGGTTATTGGCGATCGACCACGTTCTTGTTTAATAAACTTGAACGAATACTAGGGCCTTTGCCCTATGTACTTGCAACCAGTCCCGGCCTGGGCCGTATCTCATACTTGGGGTATCACTCCGCCGAAAGGTGGAATGAAGACCTCCAGCGCTTTGAAATAAAAGCGTGGGTTCCAAGTCCAGTTTATCGCACTGATAAATTGGAAGGATACGGCGCCCTAATGAAAAGCTTCCTAAACCTAAGGGGTAGAGGTGATAATAGCCTCATTCCTGAAGTCACGGATGCTCATCATTTAGAGCATAGTGCACTGCACGGCGCAGTTTCATTGAAACGCCGTTGGGTCTCGGCCTCATAGGCCGGGGGATGAACGTAGATACGTTCACAAG